GGATGATTAAATTTTCTTAACTTATTGCTATATATTGTATCAAAGGTATCGACCAAAGGTCTTAAAGAGTGATTGACATCATGATTATCAATTATATAATCTTTTAATTTTTCACCCATTGATTGTCTTAATTCTTTATTATCAATGAGTTTTTTGATGTTATTGTACCAATCTTCACTATCATTTGATATAAAACCACCTATTCCATTACTTTCAACATGAAATCGTTGATTGTTTGCAACTTTAGAAGCAACATATGGAATAGATAAAGCTCCATATTCATATAATTTTAAAGCAGATTTACATCTACCAAAAATTGTATTTACAACTGGAGCTAAACCTATATCAAAAGATGATATTTTATGAGGATAATCAGTAAAAGGCTGGCAGTCAAAAAACACCAACTTGTTTGCTGGCACTTTGTGATTTCTCATACACACATTCATTGCCATGTCAAATTCACAAAGAATACCAAAAAATACATTATCATATTCTCTTAAGATTTGAATTATAGGTTCTATGATTTCATTCAAGTCTGTTATATGACTACTGGATCCAAAAAAACCAATCAGCAAACTATTTTCGTCTACTTTGCAGCCTTGCTTAGAAGCATAAGTTTTCCAATCAAATTTTGAATCAAATGAATATCTATCTTTTATATCTATGTAATTTGGTAAAAATGAGCAATTTAGGTTCAAATGCTTATAGTATGCCATTAATTCTCTAGTTGAATAAAAAACAAAATCTGATGATGAAATGTTATTTTCTAATATTTCAATATTTATTTTTCCCTGTTCAAGATCTTGATCAAAAAAATGAAAGCTTGGATTTTCCCTATCAACATAATGATAGTTATCATCAAGATCAAATATGAGAACTGAGTTATTTTTTTCAGCTATTTCTTTAATCACTGGGAAATTTTTGTTATCAATTACTTTTGGTGCAATAATGAACTTGCATCCATTAAGAACTGATATTTGCTGGGCTCTTGGATAACAACAAATACTAACAGTGCAATCATTGTCTCCCAAGTTTTTATATGGAACTCTTGCTCTGTACCAATCATGCTCGCCTGCTACAACAGATACAGAAAGTAAGTTGTTAGAATTAGTGGAAATATGTTGATAATCAATATCTGTTTGTATGAAATTAGCACAAACTTTCATCATTTTTTCCCTAACAATATTGGCTTTATAAAGAGTGTCTTTCATTCACTAATCATTTCTTATCTAGAAATATTTGCTAATTTTAAATTACAAAAATCATGAGAGTAAATCTATACAAAATAAAGACTTATCATGATAAATTTTCCGGTAGAGATTCGAACTCCAATTAAAGGCACCAAAAACCTCTGTCCTACCATTGAACGACCGGAAACTATATTTTAATTATACAATAGTCTGTAGGGGGATCGAACCCCTGGTCTCATCCGTGAAAGGGACGCATCTTAACCACTCGACTAACAGACCATATGTGATTATTATACCTTATTTTTTTGGGATTTCAAGCTTCCCAAATTTAATTTTTTCCCAATCTCCTCGACCTGGTTTTTTAATTCCGTAATATTTACACCATTTATTTACTGCATTATCACTAACACCAAACATTTCTCCAATTTTCACACAAGGCATTTCCCATACTAACTTTTTTAAAACTTCTTTATCAGGTCTTTTAGATATTTTTATAACAGGTGCATAATTCACTACTGGCTTTGTTTCTGGAATATAAGTTTGCCTGATTTCATTTTGAAGAGAAACATATTCATCTATTTCTAAGAAACCTGCGTGAATTTCAGAATGACAATTAGAACAAACTATAATACATTTATTAAGTTCAATTTGTAAAACTTCAAATGGCTTGGTCATATTGCTGGAAAAACCAAATTCTTTTTCGTGTGGTTCTATGTGATGAAAGTGCAGTGCAGAAATACATTTGTCATAATTACAAACTATACATTTACCACCCATATATTCAACTGCTTTAAGTTTTTTATTTTGTCTTGATCGAGTTGTCCGACAAGTATTGCAAATATTTTTATGCTGTTGATGCCCTCCTGGATAATCTTTTTCACAAATACGACAAGTGTTCATTACTGGTTTTTCTTCTGTTAAATTCAATTGTTTTGTATTATGTTGATTGAATGGCGAACATTCGAAACAATACAAACGATTATTAGTGGATTTTAACTGTCCTTCTAAATAAATTCTTGAGGGTATTGTATTTTCACAGTTTTTGCATTTCTTCATATTAATAATTTCCTTTGGTAGTATTTTTTACTATACTACCATTAATTGTTCGTATCAAAATGAATTATACCTTGTAAATAAATAAATCCCCATACTTTTGCATGGGGATTTATTAGCTCCAACTGCTGGGATCGAACCAGCGACCGATCGGTTACTTACTACTATAGTTTTCACTACCAGATAATCTGTTTGTAGTCTGGACTATACCATCATCCTTAGCATTACCTAGTAGGATGTCGTCATTATAGTCTCTGCACCTTCCCTTACGGGCTTGGCTCAGTGTTGACATATCTTTCGACTTAGTTTTCACTGAATTTCGACAATTTTCTATACTAAATTACTTTAATAAGCTGCTATCTGTTTACAGCCGATTGCTCTACCGCTGAGCTAAGTTGGATCAAGTGCGGGAGGGGGATTTGAACCCCCGACCTGTAATTTATGAGACTACCGAGCTACCAAACTGCTCCATCCCGCGCTACAATTTATTATACCACAAAACTAATCACATGCAACCTTTAGAATTGTAATAATTGCAAATGCAACTACGAAACTAAAAATGAAATTTACTACCTTAGATTGGTTTTTCATAGTATTATTTTACCTTTGGATTCTTGATATTGTCAACAATTAAGTTGATATGTAGGTCTAGAAGTGTTATTTTCATCTGCTCATCATTCTTTCTATTGCCAAATCTTTTTTAGATTTAGGCTGATAATAATTTTTTTTAGAAATATCTGCCATCATGTGTATAGCAGCAGTGCATACTTGTTGTTGATTTTGATATTTTCTTTCAAGTTCTTTTTGATCAACTTGCTCTACAGGCTTCAAAGCATATCCAATGCTACCACTGATTAACACCAACATTAAATAAAACACAATTTTTTCAAAGTTTAGTTTCATAAGTACCTCCCCAAATAAAAAAACCCTATTCAATAAAGAATAGGGCTTCGATGCTCTAACTATATAATACAATATAACTTTGAAATTTCCTATTAAGATTACTTAACATTAAATGCTTTACCAGTGAGTGTTGTGAATCTTGCTATGGATTTTTCATAATATTCATCATCCATTTCACAGCCTTTAAATACTCTTTCTGTATTGTCACATGCAATCATTACAGAAGCAGAACCAGCAAAGAGATCTAAAACCACATCACCAGTTTTTGTATATGCTTTGATTAATCTTTCTAAAATCTCTAATGGTTTTTGTGTTGGATGCCAGTTGCAATATTCTTTTGAAGTGGTGTGATTATTTTTTTCCCAAACACAAGTTGGAATAGTGCCTTTATCATATTCTTCTCCTGTTCGGATATTAATCTTTTGCTTTCTTTCTTTTCTTACAGCATCTTCATTGAATAAGAAAGTTTTTTCTTTTGAGTAGCACCAAATATATTCATGTTTTCTGGCAAAATTAGTTTTGCTTCTTCCTCCCCAATTGTAAGACCATATTATTTCATTTTGTGAATGGAAATCGGGAAGTTTGTCAAGAATTTCTAATTTGTATCTTAGAAAAGTGTTGTATTTCAAAGTACCAAATACACACATCATTTTGTTGGGCTTAAGCACCCTAGCACATTCTTTTGACCAAGATTCGCACCATATTAGATAGGTTTCATCTGAAGTCCATTGTTTATCCCATCCTTTGCCACCATCATAGCCAATAAAATATGGTGGATCTGTGAGAATTAGATCAATAGAATTATCTGGTAATGTTTTAAGATATTCGAGACAATCAAGATTCTTATATTCGTGCATAGCGAGATTATACCTTACAGATATAAAAAAATAAATAGATTCCCATCATGAAACTTCGGTAATATTCTAAAATTAAAATAAAAATTCTTTGGGGTTTTTGATGGTATAATTAAAAAATGACTAATCCTGATTTTTTAAATTGGAAAGAGCTTTTTGTAAGTGAGAGCAACCGTATAGATCCTCAACCTGGGTATCTAGGAAATTCTAGTGGCTGCCCCATGTACGAAAATCATATGAGCGCATTGAATTTTGCATTGTCTAGTGATTTTGAATTGAAAGAATCTACTCCTTTAGATGTTCACAGGCTATTGACAAAGGGTATACCATTTTTTGAAGATTGCAATATGAGTGGGCAATATAGAACTACATCAGTTTGGATAGGCATAGATATGTGCCCTAAATTTGTTTTATTACCATCATTGATGACGCAATGGTATGAATGCACTAAAAAGTGGATGGATTCATGCCAGGATAAGAAATCTGCTTACAATATTGCTTGGGCATCTCATAACATGTTTGAAGTGGTACATCCTTTTATAGATGGCAATGGTCGCACTGGAAGATTGCTATTTAATAAAGTATTAGTTGAACTTGGATGTGACCCAGTGATATTTCAATTTGATGATAGATACGAATATTATGAATGCATACAAGAATTTAGAAATTCTTATTGGAACGGTATGCAATTTGATTTCACTTCTTTGAAATTATAATAGGAAATGCTTAAGATTTTCTATGGGAATAACATTTTCATAATCATTTTCATAAACACCTGGAATTAATTTTTCATCAATTTTGCAAAATATTTTACATCTAGATAATTCAATAAAATTTATATTCCTATAATTTTTAAGCTCCTCAAAGTTCAATTTAGGATTGTAATCTATTTCGCTAATTCTTGATTTTATTACCATTGGAATATCTGACAAATCATTGTTTGGTCCGATATAAAATCCATAGTCTGTTCCATATTTGTCATGAGCATATAAAAATGGTGCTTTGGGGTTTACATTTGTGTAATCAGGGAATCTTTGCCAGTAACCATATTTGATTTTTATATTATTTTCAAAAAATCCAATTGGAATATTTAGTGGTGGGAAAGTATTGTTGAAATAACCAACATGCCCATATCCATCATAATGTCTAAATTGTTCTTTGAGAGGATAATAACAAGTTGATTTGTATTTGTGACCTATTGGACTGTTTGTAATTTCAGTGCTTACTTCATCAAATCTGTGTATTCTGACATCTTTTTCAAAATCAATTTCAAATATTGTAGTTTTTAATCTTGCAACTTTAAACATTTGAAATGAAAAATCATTGCTTAAATGTTTCGCTTTCATAATGTTTGGATCATCAGTAGGTTCTGGATTATTCAACATCATAAATCTGCTGCATTCTGGATAATGTGAATATATGGAAAATGCCATTGGGTCAGGGTCATTTTTTAATTGTTTTTCAAGACCCTTCATTGTGTCCAGATTGCTATCTAAAAAAATGTGATCATCATTTCCTACAAAAAGAATTACTTCTTTTTCATCCTGGAATATCTGAGGATATATTTCTCTCCAATCAGCTATAGAATTGATTCTTCTAGCCCCTATAAAGACATTATCAATATTTTCTGCAAATAGATTTTTACAAAAAGATTTAAACTCATCTTTTCTGTCTTCAAAATCATCTTCAAGAGATGCAAATATATAAATTTTACTAAACAAACTACTTAATTCATTAAGACTTGCCAATGCATACTTAAATGTATCTAATCGATCATCTTCTGGCATCCAATCACATTTTCTATAATTCCAACCCATAGATTTATGTATTCTAATGTTTGTGATTTTTACATTGACAAAAAGTATCATAGAATTTTTATACAAAGACTCGGTAAAATATAAATATGACTACTTGGAGAAAATTATTAGAAGAAGAGTTTGAAATTCAAAATGAATTATGGAAAAACATTGCTATGATGGCTCCAGCTGATGGAAAATGGTTAGATTATTATTTTGATAATGATTCTAATGTAAGTGAAGGTGTTCCATTCACAGTGTGGACAAAAAATAGAGTTTATTTTCCATTGTCATTTGAAGGATCAGAATTTGTAGGTTCTGTTTCTAGAATTCCCAATGGTATTGCAACTGTTCATTTATCATATTAGAAATATTGAGGTAAAAAATGTGTGTATTTGTATTGGAAAAAATAAAATAAAATGTTTTTATTTTCAAGAATATTAGTATTTTTAAAAGATGGTTATAAAATCCAGATGAGAACATGGACAAAGGATTATTATATTTATTTAAAAGAAAACAGTCTTTATGATTCTTCGGGGAATTTATACTACCCTGATTTTAATGAATATCTTAAAAATAATCTTCATATACTGGATAACTCAGGACACACTTGGGAAGTTATTGATGATGATTTAGACTTGCATCTATAAGTATCTCAACCTTAAACCAAGAATAAAACAATAGCTATAGATTAAACCTGGGGGGGATTAAATGAATAAAGCTATTGTTTTATCTGTGTTTTTATACACCATATGTTCTATGGTATATGGTCAAAAACCACCACAAGTGAAGAACTTTTCTTCGCAAGTGGAGCTGTGCTACTGTGTTGGTACTCCATCTAATTATCACGTCAAAATGAGATGGGATTTGATACCCAAATGTACTCGCTATTTTATATATAGAGTTGAGAAAGGTGTAAAGCCAAATTACAATCAACCTTATGCCAAACTTACAAATAATGAGAATATTTTCATTGATAGAAATGTCAAGTATCAGCAAAAATGGGACTATTATGTTTGTGGTGTAGTGCCTAGTGGATACTTACAATTTTCAAATAAATCTACTGCGATTATCCCTTTATTAGATCTTAAGAATCCCGAAGCTCCCACTAACTTAAGAACATTTGGATTATGGAATAATGGTGCTTATGATCAATTGGTTTGGGACGCTAATTCTGATGCTGTATCTTATAATATTTATAGATATAGTCAAAAGATTGGTTCTTCCAATACTAATTCATTTACAGTAAGCCAGCTTATATTTGGTGAAGGCTGGACATATACAGTTACTGCTGTTGACAAAAATGGATTAGAATCTTTTCCTTCTGCTTTAAGTTTAGCAAGAGGTGACTTTGCTCCTAATTATAATTTTGGATGGACTACAAGACCACCATCAACTCCTGGAAAATATGTCACTGCTGCAGAATGGAATAATGGCAAACCAAGAAACTTCATCAAATGGCAAGATCAACAAGTATATGGCCAAGATGCTCCTGGCGCATATAATATTTATAGAGATGGAAAACTAATTGCATCTAATTTATGGTCTCAATATTACATAGACAAAGATGTTATCTCTGGCAAAACTTATAGATATGTTATTGCTTCTGTAAATAGAAATCATTTTACAACACAAGAAACATTCGGTCCAGCAGCAGACATTATAACTAGATTTGGTCCACCTGAACCAATCTCAACTCCTGTCAATATTACTGGATATACTCCTAATGATGACAGTGTTGTTGTGAAGTTTGATTTAGTTCCAGGCGCTGTTGACTACAAAGTTTATGTAGAAAACAATCCAAATTCAGTCAAATATTCTTCTGGCTACAATATGGTTGAAATGAATGGTTTGGTAAGTAATCAATCATATAATCTAATTGTTGAAGCATTAGATAAGTTTGGTCCATATCAACAAATTGATGGTGTCATTGGACCTGGTGCAAGTGGTCCAAGTGGCGAAGTTCATGTTGGTGTTAATGGACACGGTGATCCATCTAATAATCCAATAGTGCTTGCAAAATCAGCACCATACAAAGTAATCACGATACAAAAAACCTTAACTGGTGAACAAGTTTTCTTTGACAACTTCAGAGACTTCAAACCTATTGTTCAAATGCCACAAAAGATGGATGTAGTTGAACAAAGATTTGGAAGAAATTGGCAATATTGGGGCAAAAGTGATGTCATTTTAAGATGGTATGAAAATGATAAATGGTCATTCTTCTTAGATGATCTTGATACATCTGCTTCAACT